AGAGAAAGATCGCAAAGCTAAGTTTGAAGCTGACTTACAGGCTCGTATTGATGTTCTGTATAATTACAGAGTATTACCGAACGGTTCTACATCCCAGCAAATTACCGATTTAATTCAGGAGTGTGGAGAAACTGACACTCAAGACGGTTATTATCACCGCGCAACTGACGCTTTTCAAGTTCGCGCCGAGTCGCTAGATATCTTAAATGATGCGCTTATGTCTGCCGTTGCTTATGAGGCTGAACAAGCAAAGCAAGCTGAGTTAGCAGAACAGAACAGAATCCAGCAAGAGCAGCTAGAAGCTCAGCAAGAAAAGATGCGATTACAGCAAGAAGAAATGGATCGCAAGCAAGCTGAAATTGATAAAAAAGAAAATGAAGCAGCAGAAGTTATTCGTCAGCAAGAAGCTGAAAAGCAGCGTGTCATTGATGAAAATGCGCGTATTGAGCGTGAAAAGCAAGAAGCTATCGAGCGCGAAGAGTACGCAAAGCAGCAAGCAGAAATTGCAGCCGAAAACGCAAAGCAAGCTGAGATTAAACGCCAGCAAGAGCAAGCAAGATTAGAGCAAGAAGCAGCAGAAAAGCGCGAGGCGAATAAGCGTCATAATACTAAAATTCACAACGGCATTTTAGAGGTTTTAACTGCTAATGGCATCAGCGAAGAAGATGGTAAAACAATGATAAAATTAGCCGCTAAACGTGAATTACCTAACCTACAAATTAACTATTAACAGAGTAAAGGAAAGAAAATGCTAGCAGCTATTATCGCTATGAGAAAAAGCACAGGATTTATAACGGAAAAGAAACCTGTTAATAATAAGCCTGCACCATATGCTATTAAACTGCTAGCGCTTGAAATGTTAAGAAAAGGAAAGAGTGCAACGGTTGTTGGTTTAGAGCTTGGCGTTAATAAAAACTCAGTTAGAAACTGGGGGCAAGATGCAGAAATACTAAAAAAGAATGTAACTTGTGAGCGCAGAGAAAAGCTATATTTATTAATAAAAGACAATCCGTACAAGTATCAAAAAAAGGACTTGTGCAAAATATTGTCAGCAACTAAATACGCTATAGACAGAGATTTATCGTATATAACAAATTTGGTTAAGGGCGATAAAGAAGGGTTTAGAACTAAGTACGCAATAATTTAATTAAACTAAAGCGGCTATAATGGCCGCAATAAGGAGAGAGTAAATGGATATACCCAAAGGAACAAACACCGGCTTGGCTATGCAGTTTTTAGCAAGTGATGTTGGTAGAGAGTGGAAAAAGACAAAAGATTACGAGGAAATATACGAGGCTTTAGGTGTTTTCACCGCTTCGCTTAACACGTACGAAATACCGCAGCCTTAACCTATAGTAAAAGGCGTTAAGTTTATTATTGAAAAGTTTAACCAGTAAGGAATAAGCAAATGGCAAATAAGAATAAGCGCTGCAGAAATTGCAAAGAATACAAGTTAACGGAAAGTATGAAGCATGTATTTGGCGCTTATTATTGTGATATTGAATGCATGAAAGATTATGGTGTTAAGTCAGCACCAAAGGTTAAAGCTAAAAAGCATGCAGAGCAAAAGCGAAAGTTTCAACTAACGGATAGGAAGGCAAGGCGACCGGCGCTAAAGAAATCTTGTCATGATTACATTAGGTATCGAGATAAAGATTTATTATGCATTTGTTGTAACGAACCTCTTGGCGATAACTATCATGCAGGTCATTGGTTGGAGTCAGGCAACAACCCCAAGATTAGATATGATGAAGATAATATTCATGCGCAACGAGCTTACTGCAACACTTACAAAGGTGGTGACTCTGGTGATTATGAAAAGAACCTTCGGATTAGAATAGGTGATGAGCGTGTCGATAGGCTTTTATCAATGAAAGGCGGTACTGATAAAATGACTACTGACGATATGCTTAAGCTAGAAACTGAATTTAAACAAAAGCTAAAGAGCTTAAAAGGAGAGTAAGATGAAAGACCCGTTCAACCCAATTAATTTCATAGTAACTGTATTTGTTGTGTTTGCTATTGCTGTAATTGCATTAAAGTTATTAGTCAGTGCATAACAAACTAACTTACATAAACGCCGGTATAACATTAAATCAATTTTGTATCGGCATAATAATTTACAGCTCTATAGGGCTATTAAGCTATTTTAATATTAAGGATTATTTATGAATCAAACTAAACTAGGCTCTCTTTACGAGGCGCTAATAAATATAGTTATTGGCTGGGTAATTAACTTTACTGCAAACATGACTATTTTTCCGCTTTTCGGGTGGGAGATATCAGTCGAGCAAAATATTTGGCTTGGGACAATATACACTGTAATTTCATTAGTTAGATCTTACGTTATACGCCGATGGTTTAATGCTAAGTTGCACGCCGTTGCTATGAAGCTTGCCAAGTAATTAATTATATTTAGTGAGGGTGATATGATCGAAAGAAAAGATTTGGTTGTTGGTGAAATTTATCGATGCAAAATAAATGACATCGTTAGCGGGTGGGAAGATTCTCTTGAATGGCTTGGTGATGGATGGTCACATGCTACTGAGAATATTGATGGTTATTATCCGTGTATAGTAGAATACGCAATTTGTAAGCTGTAAATTAATTTAGGAGAGTAAAGAATGCAAGCGAAACAGTTATTAGATTACATAATTAAACCAACCCTTGAATACATGGGTGGAAATTACAATAGCAAGAATGCACAAATGCTTTTATTGGCTACTGCGGCAATAGAAAGCGATTGTGGGTATGACATAAAGCAAATTAATGGCCCTGCTTTGGGTGTTTGGCAGATGGAGCCTGATACGCATGATGATATATTTGCTAATTGCGATGTAATGCAAGATGTTAACAATGATATGTCAAAGTTTAAATATGAGGTATTAGGGCTAGCACCAACATACAATAGTGATGAGGATTTTGAAGCTGTAAATTCTGATTTGATTGAATCACCAAAATACGCTTGCGCAATGGCTAGATTAAAATACTCAATGGATAAAGAACCACTACCAGACCATAAAGAGATATTTGAGATTTACCGGTATTACAAGCGAATTTATAACACTCCATTAGGTGCTAGTACATTCGAAAAGTTTCAAGCGGCATGGAAGAAACACGGGTTAGATAAAATTAAACTTTAGAGATTAAACGATACTAAAACAAAGCACTCTAAACAGGGTGCTTTTTTATATCTGTGATAATGCTATAATTAATCAATGGCGGTGCCAACAAATAAGGATAAGGCCGGTGGCTGAATCGAAGAATAAAAGCAAATTACCCGACAGTGATAAGCTTATAAAGAATTACATACTTAACGGTTTGACGAATGCTAAGCAGGCCGCTATTGACGCTAACTACAGCCCAAGAAGCGCAGAGCAATCAGCTAGTAGAGTGTTAAGGAGTGATAAGGCTAAGCGATTAATAGCTGAATACAAATCTACACAGTTAGAAACATACGTTTGGACTAAGACCGACAAGCTAAAAAAGCTTGAAAAAATAGCTGAAGCCGCAATGGTTAATGATGCTGAAAAAGGCATGATAAATATGTCGGCAGCAATCGCAGCAATGAAAGAGCACAACCTAATGCAAGGCGATAACGCACCAGTAGAGACTAATAATAATATTAAGGTTTCTGCAACGCTAGCATCTAAGTTAACCGCAGGATCTAAGCGGTGACAAACCATGAGCAAGCAATTTGGTATTTAGATAATCTTGACACACTGTCTTATGATGATTTAGCTGAAGCTATGACATTTAAGTGGTTTAGACTTAACACCATCTATCACATCAAAGACAAAGCTGGTAAAAAGGTTTTGTTCACACCTAACGCAGAGCAAGAAAGCTTTTACCTTAACCAGCATTGTCGCGATATTATCTTAAAGGCTAGGCAATTAGGGTTCACGACTTTCAAAATGATAAGTGATCTTGATGATTGTTTGTTTATTGAAAACTTTGCAGCAGGTTGTATTTGCCATGATTTAACATCAGCAAAAGACATTTACCGAAACAAGATACGATTTGCTTACAGAAATATTGCGCCAGAACAACGAGAGCTAATTGAAGAGATTGGCTATCGATTACCTGTACCAATAAACGATAAAGATAACGGTTATGTATTTGACAACGGTTCGTCAATAGCTGTTAGCACTTCATACCGTGGCGGAACATTGCAGAGTTTGCATGTTTCAGAGTTCGGTAAGATATGTAAAAAGTTTCCCGATAAAGCCAAAGAAATAGTTACTGGTGCTTTCGAAGCTGTGGCGCTTGGTAATGTAATAACTATCGAATCAACGGCAGAAGGTAAAGAGGGTTATTTTTATGACTACTCTATCGCCGCTGAAACTAAGATGAAAAGAAACGATGCTTTAACGCTGCTTGATTTTAAGTTTCACTTCTTCCCCTGGTATTTGAATGAGGGCTATAAACTAGAGTCTGACAAGGAAACGCCCGAGCATATCGAAACGTATTTTACAAAACTTGAGCACGAAACAGGCTTAATTTTCAGTAAAGAACAGCGCGACTGGTACTATGCTAAAGAATGTGACTTAGGCGAGGATATGAAGCGTGAGTATCCTTCTACACCTAAAGAGGCATTTGAACAAGCAACCAAGGGCGCATACTACGCTAACCAGTTCAGTAAAATATATAAAGACGGCCGTATTTGCGAAGGATTTAATAATGACGCCAAAGTAAATACTGCTTGGGATATCGGTGTGGGTGATAATACTTCGATATGGTTTTATCAGAAAGTCGGCAATGAAATACATTTGATAGATTATTATGAGAACTCAGGTGAAGGCTTGGAGCATTACGCAAAAGTTTTACGTGATAGAGGTTATGATTATGGTGAACATTACGCGCCTCATGATATCGATAACAGAGACTTTAGCAATAAAGGCTTAACACGTAAGCAGATAGCGTTAAACGGCTTTGACCTTGATAACGATGGTAAGAAGTATTCGTTGCGATTAAATGTGGTGCCAAAGCTTTCTATTGATGACGGCATTAACCACAGTCGCAAGATGCTTGATAGATGCGTATTTGATAAAGATAAGTGCGAACACGGAATAAAGTGTTTAGAGTCGTATCGAAAGGAATGGAATGATAAACTAGGATGCTTTAGAGATAAGCCTTTGCATGATTGGGCTAGTGATGGCGCTGATGCATTTAGATACTTAGCTGTTACCGAAGAGGGTAGCAAAAAACCACTATCTCGCGGGATGGCGTTTACGTGATGATCGCTGATAAATCGTGCTATAATTCAACAGGAATTTTACCAAGGCGCTTATTATGAGCAGAACCAGAATAATAGTAACCATCAAAAGAAAACACTATGAGAACATAGTAAAAGAAATTAAAAGATGTGAAAGCAGCAAACTTTTTATAGATCAAAAATACCTAGGCTTTGAGCCAATGAGGGATGCAATATCACTAGCACTACCTAAAGAGCTAAAAGAGGTTAAAGTATTAGGGTTTTCCTTGTCAATAGAGACAGAATACAACGGAAAAACTTTACACTCATTAACATTTGAATTTATCAGCGATTAAACCTTGGGCTTTTTTATGGCAACTTACCTAGAAACAGTTAACAGACATCAAGTATACATTGCACGCTTAGCGACTGGCATATTAAAAGATGAAGTGTACCCGTCAATCAATGAGGCTTACAAAGCTGTTAGATTGGCATTAGCTGAGTATGGTGATATTACATCGATACGAGATGTTAACC